GCTTGAAGAGAACGTCGGGATTTGTAGCGTCTGAGTTGAACACCCGCACGATGTTTCCAACATCAGAACCCGGCTCAGAACGATAGCGAGACCATTTCTGAAGAGCAGATCGACTGAAGATCGCTGATCCGCTTACATACACATCTCCATCATCGTATTGATAACCCTCAAGACCGACATCTGAATGCGTCTCTGAGCTGAACGGATAAAAAGAATAATCACCCGCAGAAGAAGACTTCGTTGCAGATGATCTGTTGATTGCAAGACCGATATAGATTCGCCCTTGCGGATTGTCGCTCATTCCCGCACCGCTGTACTCGTTTGAGAACTTTACCCACACATATCCATTGCCGACTTGAAAACCAGTTGACGGATATGTCTGTGCGCTTGTCGTGCCGACAGCGATTCTCGCCCATGTATAGTCGTGCCAGTCATCAGACTTTTTCGGATTCGTCTGCTTCAGAGCGACACCGATCCATATGTTTTTGTATGCTGTTTTTTTCGTCTGTTCATCAGTGAATTCATATGCCTTGTACCAGTCGTCAGAAATCTGATCAGACATCGACACATCGATCTCTTCACCGATGACTCCATGTTCATCAATTTCGTGAGAAACCTTTGTCCAAGTGTCCTTGTCATAGTCGGACTCTACAAACTTGATCCAGTTGTACAGAAGCGTTCCATCGCTCGATGTGCCCGCATCATAACCGACTGATTGCTCAATAGCACCACCTTTGACAATGAGACACGTTGCGAGATTCGCAATGCTTCTCTTTGTGGTAATGCTTTTAATGTCACGTCCTTTTCGAAGCTCCACACCGACATCTTTTCCACGTTTTCGATGAATGTTGATATATTTATGTCTCAGCTTCATTCGCTCAATGTCGAATGAAAATGACAGCTCAGCATCGAACTCTTTCGCAATGTCGAGAAGACGCTCTGTTGTCGTCTGCTCGCCTTGATAGTTCAGAACGAGCTGTTCTGTTGACGGAATTTCGCACACTCCGATCTCGAATCCCGAATCGACAGTGAACAATCGAACATATTCTTGAATCGAATGAGACTGCACTGCTGTGTAGTCAGTGCAGACCTCATTCAGCAAATCCATGCCCGCATCTTCTGCATAGATTTCAAAAACGTGTTCAGTGTCATCTTCTTCAGATTCGATGATCGTGAAGCATTTATACTCTGAGCCGAGCTGATAGATGATGTAGTTGCCGGGAGTCGCCATCTTATTTGCTCGTTTATAGTTTCCCTTGCCCTTAGAGTACGTCAGAGACAGCTCAAGCACTTCTGTGCCACTTTTCACATTCTTTGTGGACTCTGACTTATCTATGATTCTAAAGCCACGAGGGAGCGTTGTAGACGCTGACTCGATCATCTTCCATGATCTGTCAAGAAAATACGCAATCATGCATATACCTCACGATATTTCATTTTGACTGTCGGTCTTGATGCGTAAGACGAATAGTCAAACCAAACTGTGTTGCTTCCATTCTTCAGAACAAAGTCTTCAAAGTCGTTGTCGAGATTGTTCGCTTGTGTCTCAGTGTTTCCATTCACGAGAACAGAAGCACTTCCCATGTAGACTTCCACTTTGTCGCCCGCTTTGAATCTGAACGGAGCGTCTTGCAGAGCTGTCACGTCGTTTGTGTACTGTCTCATGTGCCAGTGTGCAAGTGCCATGTTCGCAGAAGCGTTTGCTCCATATGTTCCGATGAAGAAGCTGACATACCGTACATACTGCACAGAAGCAAGCGGAGCATAGAATCCCCACTTCAGACCTCCAAGATAGAAATATATCTTGTCGCCGAATCGAGCAATTCCCGCTTCTTCAGAACCGAGTCCTGTGAAGTAGTTGCTGTCAAGTGCAACACACTGCTCGTTGTGAGTGCTCTGTGTCGTGTCGCCAACAATCATCGATACATGAACGACCTTGTCTGAGCGATTCGTCTTCCAAAACGTCATTGCCGCAACCGTTCCCGATCCTGTTGCAGTTTCTAGATTGATCTGCATCATTCCTGTTTGATTGATTGCAGAGACAATGAACTTCGGATCAAACGTCATCTCGAACGGCATACCACTTTCGTAGTAGCTTGCGGGGAATGTGATTCTGTATCCACCACCATGCCACTGATCGCCCGAACCCGCAGAGCTGAGAACAAGTCCGACTTTGCTTCCCTTCGCATTGCTCTGAATTGACAGACTTCCGTTTTGAACAACAGTCGCATTTGTCTTCAACACTGCCGTGTTCGGAGTGAACAGAATGTTGCTGTCGGTGCTTGTCGATCCGTCATGCGTAACTCTGACGAAGTTTCCACCATCAAGATCGAACTCATAGTTTGCGCTGATCTCAGAGTCGTTTGTTGCGTCTCCAAGAGTCACAGTTGCGCTGTCATAGTCGCTGACACGAGCGACAACAAACTGCAAAGCTCCTGTGTCAGATGCCATGTCAAGCTCGAATGTCGGATATGCGGGAGCTGTGCCGTTGTACTGCACGCTCTGTCCGACATCTTCTGCGTCAGAAGTGAGCGTGATTTCATATTCTTCTTCCGAATATGCAAAAGGATCAGAGCAGTAAATCTCGAATGTGCCAATCACATTCAGCAGTCCAGTTTCAAGCGCATTGATGTGAGTCTTGTTGCCGATGTAGTATCTGTCGGGAAGATCAGCAAACTTCACTTTGAGCTGTTCAGCTCCGAGCAGATAGTTCAAACGATCAACAGCGTTATTCATTTCTTGCTGAGTTTTGCACAAGAGCTGAAACTGCACTGTCAGTGTTCTCGGCTCATATCGTTTGCTGTGATAGATGTTTCCATCAAGAGTCTCTGTCTCGACTTCGAGAATGTCAGCTTCAATGCTCTCTCTGCCCGAAACAGACAGAGTGCGAAACGCTGAAATGTCATGATCCAACGAAATATCATTGATGTATACAGCTTCAGTCGGAAGAATCTTGTCACGATACTGCTCATTAACATCTACAAATTCATACAAGCTCATACTACACCGACCTTTCTGTTTTCACGTCTCTGATCAATGCTCGTCTGATTTCGAATATTGCGAGACGTTGCTTTTGCAAACTTGCGACCGTCGATTGCGAGGATCGTTGTGATTTCGGGATCGACTCCGTAGAATGCGTCTTTGTCTGTCTTCGGCATGTCATAACGGTTATTCGGCTGAGTAATAGCAAACACTTTGCTCGCTGTTCTTTGAATGCCAGACTTCATGCTCTTCATGCCGTTGATGAGACCGAGACCTTCCATTTTGCCGAAGTACGTTGTGATCTTTGACGGTGAACCGATCTTTGCTTTCGCCGCAATCGCCCTGTTTGCCGCACTCGCAAGAGATGCCGCAATCGCTTGAACTCTTCCAAGCTGTGACTGCATTCCGTTTGCAAGACCCGCTCCGATCATTGCACCCGCAGAGAACGCTCCCGAACTTGCGCTTCTCAATCTCGATACGATTCCCGAAGCTGTGCTCGATGCCATGCTCTGTGCTCTGCTGAATCCGCTCTGAAGCGCAGAATTCATACCGCTGACAGCACTTTGCGCAATCGATGGAAGACTAGAACGCAAGCTCTGAAAAGCTCCTCTGACGCTGTTCACAGCGTTGATTCCCATGCTTCCGATTGAAGCGAGTCCAGTCTTGACGACTCCGACTCCCGCAACCATCTGCGTGATATTTGTTCCCGCTTCTTTTGCGCTCTTCGCAATGCCTTTGACAGCAGACTGCACGAGTTTCATTGCACCAGCAAAGACAGCGACTCCAGCAGATGCCGCAAGCATCGCAACGCTGAATGCTGTGATTCCCGCAACGAGAGCGACAAGACCAACTGTCAATCCGACCATTCCCGCTGTGAGAACGAGAAGTCCCGCTCCCGCAACAGTTGCTCCGAGTCCGAATGCGACCATCGCACCACCAAGAGCAAGAATTGCAGTCGCACCCGCAAGTCCGTACTGTGTGATCGTCGGCAGAACTCCCGCAACGATTGCAAGACCAACAGAAGCAAGCAAAGCTCCCGCTCCGCACATGAGCATCGCCGCACCGAATGCAAGCAGACCGCCCGCCGCCGCAGTGAGACCCGCTCCAAATGTAGAGACGACTGCGATCAGAACACCAATGACGACTGCCATTCCGACAAATACTCCAATCGCAAGACCGCCCTGTGAAGCGAGATATGCAGAAGCAAAAGCGAGAATTCCGAATCCCGCCGCCAAGAGAGCAACTCCCGCACCAATCTTCAAGAACGTGTTTCCGATTGCATCGATCTTCTTCGGATTGAAGAATCCGAGACCTTCAACGAGCTTGCTGATGCCGAGTGCGACAACTCCAAAAGCGACACCGAGTCCAATGAGAACTCCTGTCGCTCCTTTTGTGTTTGCGACTGCAACAGCAGACTGAGCGAGCATCGCAAAAGCTGTGCTGATCAAGAAGATGCCCGCCGCAGTCTTCAAGAACATTCCCGAAGCATTGTTCACTTTGCGCATTCCGTTTGATGCTCCAGTCAGAGCACTTCCCGCATTCTTGACTCCTCTGAGCTTTCTGAATGCAGAGACGAATGCGAGAATCGGAGACGAGATTTTCTTTGCCGCTTTGAATGCCAAGAATCCGAGAGCGATCTTCGGCAACCATGTTGCCACTTTTGCAATAGCATCTGAGTTCTTTGACGCAAAGTCTGCGATT